ATAATATTAAATTTGGGTGTGGTTTTTTATCTATATCATCTAAATCTTCATCTTCATCATTTTCTAAATCTTTAATAATGCATTCATCTGGTATAGTAGACATATCAAAATCATCTTTATTAATTTTAACTGCTCCTTCCATACTAAATTTTATAATTTCTTTTAAATTTGGTTTTTCATCAATTTTATCTGGAAATACAAAAGTTTTATTTAATGATTTTTTAATACCAACTATAATTAACCTTTCTCTACTTTGAGGAATATTATATTCATGACATTTTAATACTTCATATACAATATCATAACCTAAATCATTAAATTCTTTTTCAATTACATCAATGTATTTTTCACCATTATTTGTTAGTCTTTTTGATAATCCTTTTACATTTTCACCTATAATAAAATCAGGTTCAATTAATCTTGTTGCTCTCAAAAATTCTCTAAATAATGTATTTCTAGGATCATCTGGTAATTTTTTTCCAGCATTTGAAAATCCTTGACATGGAAATCCAGCAAATATTAAATTTACAATACCTTTATATTCAGTAAATTCTTCATCATTTGTTTTAATTATATTACCATTGCCTAATAATTTACAATTTTCAAAATTTAATTCATGAGTTTTTTGAAATATTTTTTCTAATTCTGAATATGCTACTAATTCACATCCTGAATTTACTATACCATGTGAATCGCCGCCCATTCCAGAAAATAAACTGATACATTTCATATTTTTATAATTAAGTAAATATATATTTTTTTCAAATTTTTATAAATAATATTATATTTATATTTTTAAATAAATAATATTATGTGTCATAAAAATCATAAATGTAATTGGTGTAATAAAAGAAAATCTGATATTTTAATTATAAACATATGGTGTAAATGGTATGGTTATAAAATATGTGAAGAATGCTATGATAAAAAGATGAAAGGATATATTAAATATCCTAATATAATTTGAAAATTATGTATATTTATACTGATAATAAGAAATGACATCTCCTAAATCATTAGTTTACAACAATATCCTTTATCCTATGTTTAATACTATCAATCTTCTAGATAATATTTATAATAAAGATTACACTTTACCGCACAAACTGGATAGTAATCCGAGACCATTTAAACGTAGAGTAATACAAATTGAATATCCAAGACATCATAGAGTGCGTCTATGGAAAAAGACAAAATGATGAGATATTATATATACACCCATTCTAATAAATCTACTCTATTATTTATTGGATATAATGTAAAATCATAATGCAATGTTCTTAAACAAGGTTCATTTTGTATTTTTACTTTTGTTTCATAACGATTTATACTTTTACATTTTTTTAATGTATTTAATATAAATCTTATATTTATACTAGTATTTACATTTACTATATCCATATCATTTATATCTAAATCCTTCATTATTAATTCATATATATATCTTAAATCATAATATTTTGTTTTATATCCACCCCATACAACATTTGGATTTATAATAGTTAATAATCCTAATGTTTTTATAGTTAATATATCATATTTAAATGTATTAATAAATCTTTTAAAATATTTATAATCATTATTTACATATTTGTATATATCTACTTTAATATTGTCATAATATTTTTCATATACTGTTTTATTACAAGTAGTAAAAGATATCTTATCTTCTAAATCTAAAATATCTATTATATTTTTTATTATGTGACCTGTTATATAAATGTTGTTTATATCCATTTTATATTATTACTGTTTTCTTTTTAATACTTTTTTACTAGTCTTTTTACCTCCCTTTTTACCACGTTTCTTTTTAATAGATTTATGTCTCTTTTTACCAGCAGTCATAACAAAATTTTTTTTAGTTTTTGGATTACCAATTGTCACTAATTCATATTCAGATGACCATTTTACACATTGTTGCTTCTTTATATTGGTCTTCATATCGGACTCTATCCTAGTCTTCATCTCCTGTAGCTTCCGCTTCATATCTGACTCCATCTTGGACTTCATCTCCTGGAGCTGATGCTTCATATCGGTCTTCATCTTCTGACTCTGTTGCTTCATATTGGTTTTTTGTAGACATGGTGGCTTACCATATTTTTTTAAGTATTTGCTCAAATCCATTCTTTTAAGACGTTTTTTATCAAAAATAGATTCTTCTCCTGCTTCAATATCTTCAATATCACATCCCATTACATCATTTAGTGCTATTTCAGAAATAGTTTTAACATCAGTTAATATATTATCATTTAATGCAATTTCTATACCATTTTCACCTAAATCTTCTCTGACTTTTTCAGCACCAAACGGAGCAAATGGTTGTATTAACAAACTATTTTTCATATTTATTTCATGTTTAATATTTCCTGGAGCATCATCAACAATAAACGTATTAAATGCATTAAATTGTGGAAAATTCTCATATACTTTTGTTAAATTTTTTGGATAATCATCCTCTTCACCAGTTTCTTCTATAATCATATCTTCTGCTCCATAAGCAAATAAGAAAAAATCATCTCCTAAATCTAATAATTCTGTTAATTTATCTCTAATATGATATGCATATTCTTGCTCTGAATAAGTCCATAAAGCTACTTTAATATTTGGTTCGCTTTTATAATAATCAAATAATTCTTGTAAATATGGTCTTGGTATAATTATACCATGTTCACCATCCTGATCACCATCTATAATAGGATTTAATCTTTCTTGATATTCTGGTTCAAGTTCATAAAATAAATGTCTATATTGTTTACCCATATAATGTATTAATGTTTCATCAATATCAAATACAACTAGTAATTCTTTTGACATACTTATAATATATTTATTTATTTTTAATTTTTGTTAATTTATAAGTTGTTGTCATTTCACGATTATCTAATTGTTCCATTGCTTTTTCTACTAATCCAATATCTGTAATTACTTTTGAAAGATTATTTTTGATATTCTCTTTATTTAAAGGTTTTTTACTATTACGTGCACTACATTTTAACTTACCACTTTCTGTATTTAAATCTGTAATATTGTATTGAACCATAAAATCAGTTAATTGTGGTTCAATTTCTTTATTTCTAATTTTTTTTAGATCTCTTAATTTAGATTCCATTTCTGAAATTTGTATATCTAACATTAACCATCGTTTTACTTTTTCTTTAAAATTAATTAGATCACTTTGTGGAATTTGAACGGGTTCCATATTATTGTCCATATACATATATTATATTATAACTTTTAAATCTTTTTTTAAAATTAAACTTTATATTTATTTTATATTATTATAATATATGGCCGATATTTATGATACTGAATATTTAGCAGGATTAAGTGAAAAAAATTATGAAGAAGCAATGAAAGTTCAATGGCCATGGGCTGCCGATCAAATAGATTTTACTAGAGCAAGTGATCGTAATGTTGATGAATTTGGTAAAAGTGATAGTGTTGATATGTTAACAAGTGAAATAAATAATGGAAGAATGCATGATATAGATAAACTAATTGATGATAGTATTATTTCTCAAGAAACTATTATTATTGATACTCAAAGTACTGATAGTGTTAAAGGTATATTAGAAGAAACAAATTTAAGTAGATTGTTTTTTTCTCCACAAAATATTGAAGCATTACAAAGTATGATTAGATTTTATGTAAGTAAATTAACTGATGGTCAAATTGTTTCAAAACAATCGCCAGATGAATTATTTATTGTTATGAGATCTATATTACTTCAATACGCTAATTTTATCAATACAAATGTTTTACAAGAAATTAAAAGATTAAATAGTAAAGTTGTCCGGATATGTAGTGATAAAGTTGCTCAAGAAGTATTACAATATGGTAAATATGTTGTTGATTTACAAAATTTACCTGTTCCATTAGATAATCCTCATTATGCTAATAAAAATAATTTTACCTATGATATTAGCAATTTACCACAATAATTTAACACAATAATTTAACACAATAATTTACAACAATAATTTACAACAATAATTTAATTATTTAAATACTAATTAATTTATTTAACTATGATATTGAATGATTTTCCATTACATTCTAATGATATAAATATCATTCAAAATTGGAAAGATACATTCGATAAACCATTATTTATTAGTGGTGTTTTAGGTATAGGTAAAACATCATTATATGAAACTATTTTAAAAGAATATACTGTTGTTGTAATTGAATATAAATTAATTAAAAATTTTAAAACATATATAGAAAAAACTATTAATGAAAGCGATATTTCTATAATGTTTGATTCAACTCGTAAATATAAAGCTATTATATTTGATAATATATCTTATAAAGATCGTCATTTAATTCAATATTTAAAATCTTTTAGTAAAAAAAAGTGTAAAACACCAATTGTAATAACTTGTAATGATTTTAATAATAAACAAATTCAATCTATATCAAACAATTGTTATCATATTTATTTAAAATATACTTATGAACAGTTTTATATTAAATCTAAAAACTTATATCCAAATATAAAAGATGAGTTGATAAGTGATAGTAAATTTAATTTTCATATGATATCATCTAATATAAACTTTTATGATACAAATTATAATGCATTGGATAGTTTTATAGATAGTCGTATTTTAGATATAAATATATTAAATGATAACTTTAAAAAAAAAATAAATACAAAAACATTATTTACAATGTATAGTTGTGATTATAATTCAATCATTTTAAATATATTAGATGATATCATTAAATTTAAATCTAATAATATAAATGATATTTGTAAAATATATGAAAATATGATAATATATGACAATTATGAAAGTAAAAAACTTACATATGATATATCATCTATTGATATATCTATATTATATAGTATTTATTTACCATATACTATAATTCATTCTAATAATATTAAATTATCTAAGACTATATCATACAATAGTTATACTAGCAAATCTCTAATATATACTCATTTAAGTAATATTAGTGATTTATATTATAATAAATATTTTTACATACTCAAATGTTTAATCGACAAAAAGTATGATAATGTAAAAAATTTTAAAATATATAATAAACAATTTAATATTTATATTAAATTATATGAATATTTGTATAATACAAAAATATGTAAAAAATCTATTAAAAAGTTATACACTATATTAAAATAAATATGTTTGCCGTTTTTAATCATGATGAATTTCCAATTGTTAAAGTCACATTAAACAATAATATTGAAAATAGAGAAGACTTTGAAAACTTTTTAAATGAATGGTTAAGATTATATGATAACAATGAATACTTTAGTTTTGAATTTGATACCAGAAATGTTGGTTTCATAAATCCAAAATATAGCGTATTAATGTCTTTATTTATTAAAGAACTTAAAAAACGTGATATACAATATTTAACAAGTAGTCGTATTTATGTATTCAATAAATTTACTAAATACTTATTAGATTTAATATTTTTTATACAAAAACCAGTAGCTACAGTGTATATACATTATAATGAAGAAATCATTACTATTGAACCTTAAACAACTTTATATTGTAATATCTTGTAATAAATATATATGACACTAAATATTTAAAAATATTAGATAATATAATATAATATAATATGATTGATAATAAATCAATCAAAAAATTAATAATTATTACATTTATTTTAGATTTATTCTTATTCGGAACAATATATTATAATAAAAATAAATTATTTGATTGCATTTGGATATCTAGTGTAATAGTATGTCATATATTATTTTATTATAGTTTAATTAATTATAATGTATATATATTAAATATTTTACACTATTTAATATTTATTTTACCATCATTGTCATTATTTACAAATAATATTTTCATTAATATTATTTCTTTTTTAGTAATAATATTGATACAATTTTTGTGGATATATGAAAAAAAATGTATATTAAATGAAAATGATAAACAATTTGGATTTGGGAATGAATTACATTATTATGTTATTTTATTATCATCATTATTAGCACTTAATATTGGATATAATTTAAACTACTTTATATTGTAATATCTTGTAATAAATATATAAACCATAAAAGTTTTTAGCAATAATATCTAATATATTATATGATATATTTTTATAAGGTGTTGGCATCATTGCTGCTACACCATAAATTGACCATACTATAAATACAAATAAAAACAATTTATATCCTACTTTTGTTTTTTTTGCATAATTTTCATATATAATTTTAAATGATAATATAAAAAATATAAAACCTAATGGTATGCCAATATATTTTGATATTACACCAGTTTCACCTAAATAACCAAATAATAACATAAGTCCATTAAATATTACAATTTTGAATATATCATATTTTTTATCCATTAAAAATTTTTTTAAAGTTATCTTTTCTCCATCATTTTCACGATTATATTTAAATTCCATAAATATTATTGTTGATATTAACATAATTGGTGTTGTTATTGTCCAGTCAATATATCTTCTTCTTGTCATATTTTCTATTTGTTTTAATGCTAATATTACCCATACATAAAAAAATGTTTCAACAAATTGAACTATTGCTTCTATTGCTAATACATCTTTTAATATACTATCTTTATCATCTAATTTAATATAAAATCCATGTAATGATATTAATGTTGTTACTATCTGAATTACCAATGATAGGTAAATTGTATGATACACTAATTCTAAAGGTTTTACCATCTTATATCATTTAAAATATTTTTTTATAAATTTTATAAAATATATTACGAATATATATACAGGCCATTAAACCATACCATAATTTAAAATTTAATATATCTAATGGTATATATTCAAAATAAAATGATAAATATATAGCACTATATAATATATGAAAATCAACTATTGTATCAATATCATCAAATAATATATTTAATATAGTAAAATATAAATAAATATTATGAAAATAAAATAATATTATGTTTGTTTTAACAATAGTAATATAAATTAATGCTCTACGAAATATAGGCAAATCAAATACCATATAAACATTATTTTCATCAATATCAATTAATCCTTCACTTAAATAAATTTCAATAGTATACATTATTGACACAATTAATAATAATAATATATAATCATTTGTACACTGCATTATGTAATAGTTTTTATTGATTACTAATCTATAATTTTCAAATTATAATAAAAAATATTATTATTATTTTTTATCAACAATAGTTGAAATGGCATGTATCATTTTATTAAAATATTTTCGATAATCTAGTCAGTTTTTTTTCCACTCTTTGCGTTTTCTTTTTCTTTTCAACAATAGTTGAAATAATGTCTTGAATTGACACCATCACCTCTTGATTAATGATCAAATTAATTTCTTCTCTTATACTTCTTGTATAATCAACTATATCCTTATCTGAAAATTTAATCTTTTTCGGTTTTTTGTTTTTAGGTGTATTTCTTATCCACTGGTTCCATTGTTCTACTTTGATGAATTTAAAACAAGTTTTGCACATACTTGTATTAAAATTGGTAGACTTATTACATATTTGGCAACTCATATTAGTGTTATACAATTTGTTGTGATTAGAATCTATCTATTCCTTTTATAATATCTAATTTACTTATAAAATTTTCAAATTACTACCGGGAAACTATTTTTTTATCCATTTTTTCAGTAGTAATTTGAAAAAAAAATATGATTTATTCAGTATTATTAAAACTGGTCAAAATGAGTGGCAAAGATTTGTATCCTTTAGAGACAGTGAGTTTCAATGCTTTGCCTCAAGATTCGCCACTCTTACATCTTGATTATGGTGGTATTTTGACAACAATTTCCGAACATGTCAGAGATGAACGCAAGAAAACCAGAGATCAACGACGAGAATTTCTCATCATGAAAATCAACAATATCAATCTCAATACTCTTGTCAAGGATATCCAAGTTGAGGCAAAATTACTCGAATCTTATGTTCGCAAAGAATGGACTAAGGGTCCAGTCAACAAAAAGAACTTATTTAAATTCTTCGAATCTCATGATATTTCTTTGAAGTATCTTGAAGATGTTTATAGTGTTCAGTGTAAAGGAGCACCCACTGTAAAATACTTGGACATCATTAAATTATCAGATGATAGTTATGGACTTGTTACAAACACAAATTACAAAACAAGTATCAAATACGTTAGTATTGTAGAAGGTAGTAATGATTTTTACATGCCATATCGTTGTAGATTTAATGATGGATATACTACTTATCCTCACTCTATCAATGTTTGGAAATGCAATGTAGTTTCTCATATGACACATGCTAACTTGACGACATATAATATGGTGATAAATGATTACAACAAAGAGATGGCTTCTCGTAGAAAATTTTGGTTTGAAAATCCAATTTTGAATGCATATCAATCACCGTATGAATACTTTCACTACAAATATGATATCATGAATGGTGAAATTCCTCCTCCAAGTATTTATAATCATAGAGAAAATGAATTGTGGAACCTTTTCAAATGGTGTATTGACGAAGAGATTCGTAAACGAATACGGGACGAGACTCGTTCTAGAGAGCAGAACGAAACAAATGATAATAATATAATTGTATATCCACGCGGAATCTATCCTGTCACCCCTGGACCGGACCTCGATTTGACTGATACCACATCTTAATTATACCATCAAAACAGAATAAAACATAAAAGACAAAAAAAACAA